ACTCAAACGCGACTTAGCAGTCTTAGCTTTGATAATATTGCCGACCACTTCCGTTCCGTCCTTTTCTTTCTTTTTGCTGAGATAAATGATCGTACTTGCCGCGTATTTGAGTCCAGAACCTCCCCCCATTTCTTTCGTTGGTACATAAGCTCCGATGACATCATATGTATGATTCGTGACAATGAGGGGAACATTTGCTTGTCCTAGTTTGAGTGTGAGCATTCGGAAAGCGCCTTTAATCAGTTGTGATTTGGTCATATCACGAACTTCTTTTTCATTTAAGGCATCATTGATTTCCTTACTTGTAGAAAGCATACCCAAAGAATCAAGAACAAACATACAAGGGTTCCTCTCCCCTTCAGGTTTCTTCATATAAATGTCAACTGCTTTGAGTGCCTTAGTTCGGAACTCTTCCACAGTTACAACATTAATTACAACAAATCTTGATGTGTCTATGCCCCGACTTTCTAAAAGAGATTTAGTGATAGCAGCCTCAGTATCAAAATAGAGGCAATAACCATCGGGATTGGTATCAAGAAAATTCTTAACAACGGCGAGGCTGAAGAAAGTTTTTCCAGTAGAAGACTCTCCAGCAATAGCAGTAATCTTATTCCCAGATACACCGCCAAATACACTACCTGAAACCAGTGCATTAAAAATGTATGAACCCGTGTCAACATAAGTCTCAGTCTCTTCAATTTCAGATGCAAGTTTAGTGAAATCGTCACCAATTTCCTTTACAATATCTTTCAAAAATTCCATTACTGTATCTCCTTTTCATTTTTCATTTTCATTTTATATGACCACAATTTGGCATAAAGATGGTAATCAATATTCTTTATAGTAGACAATATTTTTTCAAGTTCTTTTTCAGTTATAGGTAGTTCCATAATTAACAAAAGAAAGATTCTAAACTAGAAGTTTTTTCAACTTTCCACCCAATCGAATCAAGAATAATTTTCAATGGTTCTAAAAATGCCTTATTAAATTGCAAATCATAATCAATAAATTTCTCAAGTCCAAGTTCTTTAGGAAAATCTTGAATGAAAGAAATAACATTTTCGTGAATGGAATTTGGTTTCTTCAGATAAAGAAATTTAATTTTTTCTCCATTCTGAATAAGTGAATATTTATTTGTCAACTTATTTTGTTTTATATAATGATTAAACAAAAGGGCACCCCTAGCGTGAATTGGAGTTCCTTTCGCATAAATTTCACTGAAAGATTTATATTTGTCAACATCAGAAACACTTCTCGGGAAAGAAATTTCTTCTGGAGGCAATTTCTTAAATGTCATTCTACAATCAGAAATAAATTCAATCACATCATCCTCTGTTCCACTCATCATAATCTTAAGGGCATCCTTAATCATCTTACGACAAGGTGCTGGAGTTGAAGACTTAACTGCCTCAATACCCATCATTTTGAGTTTTGGTTCGGAATAACGAACTCCTTCACTATCCCAAACATTGAGAATATATCGCTTTTTAGCAGTCCAAATTCCACGCTCAGCAATGTTCTCCCTCTTCATCTGCATCTTTTGATCATAAGCATTTACATACTCAGCCAATTCTTGGTAAGAACCTTCAATATACTTTTCGAATTCCACATTACAGATCTCATCAAGGAACGAGACAATGCCCTCAGTAGTTTTCTCTCTTCCTTTGTATACACGTTCAACCAAAGGACCCATATTAAGGTAAATAGAATCAGTATCTGAAGCAATAACATAATCAACATCCTCTGTTTTCAGAATCTTATTAATGTATTTGTTTACCTTATTTTCAATCCAACGAATAGAAACTTGACCAGATAATGTAATTGCCTCAGCATTTGCTAGTTTGTAATAGCGAAAATACTGATTACCAATGGCACCATAAGCAGAGTTGAGAGAAATCTTCTTTGCCATCTGAATATTATTACATCGGGCAATTTCCTTTTCAAGAGTTTTGGTAGGAGTCTTTTCATACTGCTGCTTTGCCGCAAGCATTTTTTTCTTGAAGATAACTCTATCTCCATACATCTTTTCCATCAGTTCTGGAAGAATGCCACGAACATCCTTTCGGTACATAGCACCATTGGCACACACAGCATTATCCTTATACATCTCAAAATTAGTTTGCTTTTCGAGAATTTTATTGACAGAAACATTGGGATGCCTCTCATCCAAAAGAGTTTCTGGAGAGATATTATATTGCATAATCAAGTGTGGATATAGGGAGTTCAAGTCAAAACTTACAACCCAATCATAAACTCCAGGAATAGGTTCTTTTACATAAGCACCAGCATACTTTTCATTCTTTTCACTCTTGTCTTTAGGTGGAATTACAATATCTCTTTTCTTCAGATAGTTGTAGATAATATTATCCCACATACGAACCTGATAAAAAACATCGTTATAGTTTACTTTAGCATCATATGCCATAGTAACAGCAAGTTCAATAAGTTTCATCTTGTCTTCCAAACGGTCAACAAGTTCTACGTCAACGATGTTATATTCAACAAACTTCTGCCAACCTTTTGTATAGAAGTCCTTGAAAGTATCAAACTCAGAGTGGTCCAGTTTCTTCTGCCCCAACTCCACATTAGCAATATGGTCCAAACGATAAGATTCTTGTGCTTTATAAGTAAATTTCTTATAAAGATCAAGATAATCTAGTTGAGAAATTCCACCAATATCGTAACATACTTGTTCACGATTATTTGCGAATACTTCTTTCTTTGTAATCAATCCCCAAGGCGAAAAACTTTTCATTCGCTTTTCACCAATAACTTTAGTCAATCTTCCACAAATATATGGAACATCATAAAACTGAATGTTCCACCCAGTAATTACTTCTGGAGGATTGTTATCCCAGTAGTATAAGAACCTATTTAAAAGCTCATACTCAGATTCACAAAGATGATATGTAACATTCTCTTGTTTATTGTTGAAAGGACGAGTTCCCCAAGTAATAATTTTCTTATTAGAGTAATCTTGAACTGTAATTAGAAGAATTTCTTCGTCGCAGTTTTTAGGATCTGGGAATCCATTCTCAGAAGCAACCTCAATATCAATGGTAAGTAGTTTGATTTTACTTATGTCAAACTTAATCTCATCTTCAGGATACTTGTCAGAAATATATTGATAGACATACCTATCATTGCCATAGATTTTAAATCCATCAACATTTTCATATTTCTTATAAAAATCCCTACAATCTCTAACCGTGCCAGGAATAATTTTTTCTACACAATCTCCCTCCAATGTCTTATATTTTGTTTCTTTTTTTGAGGGAACAAAAAGAACAGGAGAATATTCCTCCTTAAACATAACACTTTTTCCATTATCATATCCACGAACGAGAAATTGATTCCCGATCATCTGTACATTAGTGTAGAATCTCATTCCTTAATCAAATCCTCGTATTTTTCAAGAAGTGTTGGTGTTGGATCAACGAGAGTAAGGATTTTGTCCGAACTCATCATAAATGTATCTTGTTTTGTAACTCCCATTAGAAATGGTTCTAATGTTCTAGAAAGTCCTTCAAGTTGAGGTTCTTTTACAAGAAAGGGTTTAACTAGTTTACAATCTGGTTCCCCAATATCAGAACCAACTTCTTCAATCTGACTTATCAGAATCAGGTTGTTCAGCAGTACTAAAATTTTGATCGTTTTCTTTTCCATTTTTCAATACTTGATTTTTATACATTTCTGCCAATTTATCCACAGGTTCCACGATAGTAACAACCCAGTCCGATGGAATAGGAATCGTTGTGTCCTTTGAAATAGGAATCCAAGGAAACAGAGCAACTTGGAAAGACCTATCTTCATCAGAAACAATATCTGAAGGATTTTTCATCCTAATTGAACAGGGTTTCTCTAGAAAATATCCAACAACTTTTGGATTTTCCTCATCACCAACCACCATCTCTTTAACATCGGAGATAATATCTTCTCCAGATTTAAGAAGAACTAATTTTACAGTCATAGTTTTTTTCTCTTCATCAAGGACATTCTAGCAATAAAAAAGGGAGGTGTCAACTGGATTTTGCCAGTTACCTCCCGTGGCACAGCGCCGACGATATTCAGTGTTATTTAGTTATTTGTCAGGGTGGTTTTCCTGGAAAAAAATTCTTTTTCTTACTAAGTGAAAAGGGAGTTATAAAAAGCATTTTCATCCTCCTTTAGCAGGCAGAACTATTTAGACATTTTGTATCATAGTGATACAAAAAAGTAAAATTTGCTACTGGTTTATACTCAACTGTTTTGGGTCAAAGATAATCTTTACGCTTATGATGTTCTGGAACAATCTTACCAAGAGTAACTGTCAATAACCCATCCTCAAATTCAACTGATCTAACTTCCGTTTCATCTGAGAGCGTCCAAGCTCTGGTGAAAGATCGTTGAGCCAATCCTTTGTGGACATACTTGGTATCGGTTTCTTTATCTTCTTTTTGTCCTTCGATAAAGAGTTTTCCATCTTGGGTGTAGACATAGACTTCTCCTTTCTTAAATCCAGCAAGAGCAATTTCCAATTTCGATTCAACATTGCTCACTTGAACAAGATTATATGGGGGATAATTGGAAGTTGTTTCGTGAAGTTTAAATACACGGTCAAAATATTCATCCATTCCAATAGTGTTGCGTGTGATCTTATCCATTAGGGTAGGAAGATCCGCAGCAGTATACCTTGTGAGGTTAGTCATTATGGTAGCTCCTTTTAAAGCGAGTTTGTGTTTTGTGGACCCTTACGGCATCCAATACTAATTATACAAGAAACGAAAAAAAGAGGTATCGGAAAAACCGAACCTCTTTTTATGGTGTTCCGACTTTTGTAGAGTGCCGCACGAATGGCACATCTTATTTATTCGGTTTCTACTGCCTTTCCTTTCTTACCAATATTATACTTCTGTTCCAAAATCCAGTCATTCTTATCCTTATAAGCAAGAACCTTGATTTGGTTAAGAGGAGCAATATCGAGAGCAGAATCTTCATCAACTAAAGTAATCAAACCCCAATCAGATAGAAGTCTAGCAATTCTATTCCTGCGCTGGACATCATTGACTGTAAGGTTTGCGTGCTTACCGTCGAGAGCAAACAATTCCTTAAAGTGAACAAGATAATATCTACCTTGCTTGTGAAGAATATGGCAACTTTGATAGAGTTTTTTCTCCTTTCTTGATGCCACCCCAATACGAGTTAAAGTTTCACGAACCTTAAGAAAATCATCAGGTTCATTAAGAACTACTTCAACCATCATACTAGGAGACCACTCCACTTGAGGTTCAATTGTATTTGTCATTTTTTTCCACCCTTTTCAAGTTTTTTCTCGATAAATTCAAGTTGTTCTTTATTTATAATCTTTAGTGCTTGACTAGCCTTATCATTACTATATCCATAGTATTCTTTGATAATTTCTAGACTTTTTTCCTTTTCCTTTTTCATCCAAGGAGAAAATCTTTTCTTTTTCCTAAGAGCATTTAGATAAAAAGCATATTGCATATCCTTAGACAAATGATGATTCATATTCATCTCATTCGCATAAAGAACACAATCAATATGACCAGATAAGCATCTATTGATAATAAAGGGCGGGTAATCTTTTACTTCTTCGGATAAATCTTCTTTGGTAAAGTTAATGGAATTCAACCAATCTTTAAGTTCCATAATCAAAATACTGCTGTCACACTTACAATTTTAGCATTAGGATTGCGAGCAAGAGCAACCTCTCTGGCATCCT